TCGCCTTGGCATTATTGGCTCGCTGGGCTTCCTGTGCCATCAGGTGACTTCCCTTCTGCAGAGCTTCTACCGCCTGCTGTCGTGCCAGCTGTTCTGCTATCGAGCGGCCAAACCAGTCGCATGACGCGAAGGCACACTTCCAGCGCACCCGGTGGTACTGCGTCACATGACGATGCAGCGAACGGCCGCAGCAATCGCAGGCGATTAAGGACGAAAAAAGATGAGTCCGTTGGACGCCGACCGGAACCCGTGACTGGCTCCGACGATCTAACAGGCGTTTGGCTTTCTCCCACTCCTCAGGAGAGATCAACGGCTTAGCGCCACCCTTTTGATCCGGAACAATTCCGCGAAGCATCGGGTTGCGAACCCAGTTCTTCAGACCACTGACTGAAACGCCCTCATTCAACCGGGCGTACGCGTGACAGTTCATCTCTAATGCCATGAGCCCTTCCCACCGCTCTCGTGCTGGACCCCAGTTCTCTGGGTGCGGCACTACCACCCCGTCGATGTAGGCATAGCCAAATGGGCAATAGCCAATAGCGCGATGCCCAGCAGCCCGACGACGTGCCAGCCCATCCTTGACCTTGGCGCTGTTCAACCGTGAATACGCCTGATTGACCACAGACATGATTCCGGCCGACATAAAGCCGCCGACCGTTTCCGTCTCGATCACGCCGCCCGTCAATGCTCGAACAGTGACCTTCTGCAGAGCACACGCCTGCAGGAACTCCAGGTCATCGCCAGAGCGGCTAAGACGCGACTGATCAACCACCAGCACCTCAGTGACCCGGCCACTGGCCACTAGGGCCCACAGGTGCGTCCATCCCTTGCGCTGCCCCTTGAAGGCAGACGCCCGCTCAACGATCACCTCATCACAGCCCGCAGCTATCAGCTGTTGCTGCTGACCTTCGATCGATATATCTTGCTCGGACTTGGTCGTGGAGACACGGCAATAGCCGACTCGCATATTGATGGTGGGTGATCGCCACAAGTTACAGCTAAAAAGCGAACAGCAAACCATCCATGATTCTCAGCGACCACACCCTCACCGGCCTTGCAATGGGCGGGCTCGTTCAACCCTTCATCCAAGAAAACGTTCAAGGGTCCAGCATTGATTTAACCCTTGGCGGCAGCATCAAAATCGAGGCGCCAATGCTTGAAAACGGCGACCTCACCAAAGTTCAGTGGGACACGCAGCCCATTGACGGCGATCCTTATTACATGGCCCCTGGTGAGTTCATCCTTGCCCACACCGAGGCGACCATCACCATCCCTGAAGGTTGTGCTGCCATGGTCCTGCTGCGGTCTTCCGCTGCCCGTGCTGGCTACGAACACAGCCTGGCTGGCTGGTGCGACCCTGGCTTTACAGGCCAACTAACACTGGAGCTGCGCAACAACTGCCGTTTCCATCACCTGCCAGTTCAAGCCGGAATGCGCCTGTGCCAGTTGATCGTTCACAGGCTGGATGAGCGTGCCGTCAATCACTACGGCGTTCGCGGCAACTACCAAGGCCAAACCGGCGTAACCGCCAGCAATGACAATTTCACTCGTGAGGCGGCCTGATCAATGGCGATGCGAAGCGCGATGGACTGCCCTAACTGCGGCAGCGAACGAACAAGGGTGGTGAATACCTGCCCCGACGCCTCTGGCACATATCAAGTAATCCGACGCCATAAGTGCACCGACTGTGACCACAGGTGGTACGCAGGCAACCCTTACCCCGTAGTCATCCCTTACGTGACTTACCTAGGTCACGGCACAAACCAACGTTTGGCAGCCACATGAAACGCGCACAGTTCTGCAAGCCCGGCAGCTTGCTCATTGAGTACCAAGAGCACCGAGAAGGGCCGACACCCGTTTACGTCTGTTGGAAGCCTGGCACTGCTCAGAGCTTCACCGACCGCAAGGCACTCCTGAAATTCTGCGCTTGGCCTAAGTCGACGCCCACCGGCCTAGAGCTGCGCGAATGGCTAGATCAGTTTGATACGCCTACGCAGCCGGAGCAAAATGAAGTTGACCCAACGGCCGATACAAAGGTCATCACCTAATGACCAAAATCAACCTGATCGATTTTTTTGAGTTCTACTCAAGCGAGCCGCAGCAAAAAGAGGGCGTAGCCCTTTTGGCGCAAGCGCTGCCTGCAGGGCTAGCGGTTGATTCGGCCCATTGGGTCAAGGCCTATCGCGGACAGCTACCGCAGCAGCAGGCGCCAGAAGGCGAGGCAATGCTCGCCAATCCACTCAATGTGGAATACGACTGTCAGCTGGACAACCCCAGCGGTGATGGCTGGCGCGAGTGCTTCAGCAGCAGCTGCGCCATGGCTGCCAAGTTCTGGCTGCCCGATCTGGAAATCAATGACTATCACCAAAGAAGGCCCAAGTTCGGAGACAGCACCGACGCCTCAGCACAGATACGTTGCTTGGAGTCCTTTGGCCTGTCTGCGCGATTTGTTCAGGTTGGTTCGGTCGAGAAACTGAAAGTACAGATTGACCGTGGCCGGCCTGCACCTGTCGGCTTCCTGCATCACGGACCAAGTCCTAGCGCCCCCTCAGGCGGCGGCCATTACGTCTTGGCTATCGGCTACACCGATGACCATCTGATCTGTCATGACCCCCAGGGGGAACTGGACAACGTCAATGGCGGCTACCTCAAGACCGGTGGCACCTATGGCAAGGCCATTAAGTACAGCTGGAAGTATTGGGCCCCACGGTGGAGCGTCTCTAACGACCACGACGGCTGGGGGCTAGACATCTGGCTAGAAGGCGGCGCCAAGCCAAAGCCGCAGGCAACAGCAAAACCAACAAAGATCAGCGTCAAGGGCCTGGCACTGATCAAAGAGTTTGAAGGGTGCCGGCTTGAGGCCTATGTCTGCCCGGCTGGGGTTTTGACCGTAGGCGTGGGCCATACAGGGCCTGACGTGAAGCCACAGATGATGATCACGCAGGCTGAGGCTGATCAACTGTTAGCCAAAGACGTGGAGCGTTTTGAGAAGGCTGTGACAGAGCTGATTGACGTCCCCCTGAAACAACAGGAGTTCGACGCGCTGGTGTCGTTTGCCTTTAACTGCGGCGCTGGTGCCTTGGGCGAAAGCACCTTGAGACGCCGGCTAAACGCAGGCGAAGAAAAGCCCAAGGTCTTTGCGGAAGAACTGCCGCGTTGGACCTCGGGCGGAATGGCTGGGCTTGTCCGCCGCCGTGAGGCAGAAGTCAAGCTGGCTAACGGTTAGCTGTCCTCCCAGGCTTCATTTACGTCAGGCGTGGACGGGTCATCACCGCGATAGGTGCCGTCTGCATTACGAGCCCGTTTGCGCGGGCTTTCATCTTCCACGCTTAGCGCTCTCGGTTCGCCTGCCTCAGCCAGTGCTGTTCGCAGTTCACGAATCTGCCTGACGTAATGCTCCTTCAGGCTGCGGCTAGCTCCGGTGAAGAAAGTTGTGGTTTGTGACCACTGTGATTCACCAATGTTTTGCGCAAGATGTTTGACCTTGACGCGATACTCGGTATTTAATGCCAACCCTGTGGGCTTATATGGATTCAGCGTTCCAGCTGATTGCTCGACATCATTAAGAGACCAGATGATCTCTTTAAGGCCATCAACATCAGCAGGTGTTGTCGCAAACTGCGAAGACTGAAGCTCGACGTTTGAAGTCAACAGCGGTTCGTCAATGTACTTGCCGCCATTAATTACAAACTCTTTGCCAGCTTGGTTGTCATCAGCAACCCAGACCTGAGCGTTGTCGTCAGGCGTGGCGTGGGAGACATCAATGGTGGTGCCTTCGATGCGTTCGACGGTCCAGTCGGTTGGTTCTTTCAGAGGTGAGACGCAGGTGACTTCGGTGTCGCCAGTAGCTTCGCCGCTGCCGTCAGTGCCGCTCCACTCGCCACCGGTGACGGTGATGCTTGGGTGATTGGTATCGCCTGGTTTGGAGATGGAGACGATTTTGACCTCATCGACAATGATAGGTTCAAGAGCATTACCACTATCGTTAATAACAAGATTTATGGGGTGGTATGGACTACTGGGATCGCCTAAGTAATCACCAAACATAACAATCGAACCAATTAGCACAGGACTATCAAAATCAATTCGGTATTGTTTTTCGGCTGCGTTTTGTGCACCTTTTTGTGTTTCAGCACCTGTTGTTAATGTTTGTTCCCAGCTTGTGTTGGTGGCGTATTTTTTTCCTGAAATTGTGTAAGTCGTGCCTATATTGTCTGTTGTAATTTTTGTTCCGTCTAAAAATTCAAGACGAATTACACGCGCGAAACTGCTTCCACCATAAGCATTTGAAATGCACTCCAATGAGGTTACTTCTAGACCGGTTGAGTAAGTAAATTTAGTTCCAGTTTGCTTATCAGGTAAACTTAAAGTTTCAATGCTAGGTACTTTATTATCTACACTTTGCGCCTCATCACCTTCGCGGAAGTAGGCGAGGTCGGTATCTCCAGCAAGGGTGAGTTTAGATTGACCATCAACTAATGCGATTCCGTCAACTTCAATAATTGCATATCCAATTACATCCTGGGAATTAATACTACCTGTCTTTTTTCTTTCTACATCGATTTTAGAAAGGGTTTTCTTGCCTGTAAATAAAGTTACCCACTTGCGCTCTGCGGATCCTTCGCCGGCAGAGTGTGGGATATTAACCCTTTCAGTTGAGCCATCCGCAAATGTTAAGTTGGCGAACTGCTCTGCTGTATTGGAATATGCCCAGACACGCAGTTGTTGGTTAATTTTGAGACCTTCAGGAAAATTATATGTCAAGAAATAATCGTTAACAGCATCTTGACCGCCTGTTTGTGCCCAAGTATTTTCGTCGCCATCAAATGATTCAGTGGCAGGTCTATTCAGAGTTGCAGTGTTAGTTACATTGCCGCTGTAAATAATAGGGTTAACACTCGTGATCGCATCACTGACGGGTTGATACGGGACGTCCGCAGCAAGACCCATCTTCACCACGTCGCCAACATTCAAGACATCAAGGTCTTTCGTTCCAGCAACAGTCAGGCTGCTGTTCCAACTGGTGGTCTTGCCTGTGACTGTGGTGCTACCGCCAGGGCTCACAAGTAGCTTTCCGTCAAGTTCAATGCCTTTCAGGTATACATAGTCATTGTTTTCGACGTATCTCCAGTTAATAGAATCAAGTTCAGCGCCATTTAAGGAATAAGTAAATTCTTTCTCAGCTGCCGCTCCGTCGACTGAATCATTAACACCAAAACCATTAATAGTTGCAATGTTTTCAGTTAACCCTGCAGTAAAGACATATAGTTTTACTTGGTTAGCGGTAAATTTACTTCCGTCAGCTTTACGAGGAGAACAAGTAAGTCCGTTTGCATCACTGCGTGTGCCATTGACATAGTTGCCACTTATGTTCCCATCAAATGCCTTGCTTAACGGATAATCAACAGTATTAAAAACAACGCCAGTACATTGGTCTTCCCACTTCATCAAGCTGATGCTTGTCGCATCTTCTGACCCAACTGCCCACTCACCACCATCAACGGTGATTTGATACGGCGCCTCGTCGTCTTTCTTGGAGATGACTTTAACTTCTTCGGAGGTAACTAGGGTTACACCGTCGAGCTGAACTCCTACCCAATCAGCACCTTGACTTGAACCGTGCCTAACTCCAAATTTTTCTACATTACTCTGCTGTCCAATATCACATTTAACACAATCGGTTACTCCATCAGGAGAAGTGGTAATTTCGGAACTGCCAAAGGTGTAATCTGTACTTGAACCATCGTTATAGTAAACTGTGATTATACTGTCTGGCTGAGCTTTGTAACGCCAGAAAATAAAATGCCCCGATAAATCTCCAGGTTCCCAGTAAACATACTTACCTCCTCCAGCATTAGCACCAAAGCTTGTGTAAAGACCATCAAAAGCTTGTTCTGCACCTCGTTGCCAAGTACCACCTTCTGGATAAACGTTTGACACAAAATTAGATCCCTGCACCACATCGCCAATCTCGAAGCAGTCGAGGTTGTTGTTGGTTGGGAAGCTCAATACAATTGCATTTTTTGCGTCATAAACGAACCAACGATTGACAGTGAATCCACCTAAACCATATACTTTCAAGTAATTCTTAGTTGAAACGAACCCTCTTCCATCATTCACCGAAAGGTCAAACTGGGAGAAGTCTCCCTTATATTCCCAATTGTTTCCGTCATCACTTTCCCAAATAGAAACATTTTCATCAGTACCAGGCGCGCTATCAACACCCCAGACAGACAATTCTCCCACCTCATAAAGCATCACTGAAGGGGTTCTTGAGTCTAACGGTCCTGCACCAATCGGACGAATCTCAAGGTCTACACCGTCATCCCAATTTATAAGTTCTGCAGCGCTAAGTGACGTACCTTGATCAGCACCGTATTTGTAGCTGTAGGTTGTTGCCGTTTGGTTTGTGACTTTTTGAATCGTGTCGGTCTCGCAGGTGTAGCTGCCACCACCATCGACCGCAGTAATCTTGTCGGTCAAAAGATCTCGTTCAGTGCCGCTGCCTGCACCGTCTTCAGGCTTTAGCACTGTTGGAGTATCAACCGTACCTTTAGGCCCTAGCTCATCCTCAATCTCAGCCCAAGTAATCGTTTCAGTCTTGGTCCCGTCGTTGATCAGAAACTTGTCAGAGTCGTTTAGCACGGTGCCGTCCTTAAATTGAGCAAAAGTGATGGTTTCGGTCTTGCTGCCGTCATTCACTAGCAGCTTGTCGGTGTCGTTTACTGGCATCACTCACCCTCTAAGTCGATGATGTCCTGCGTGCCAACCATTCCTGCTGAACCAGTCGCAACACCGCTAAAAGTTGGCTCTTCTACACCAAACTCAGGATCAATTGGCTCCGGCAAAGGCGCAGGCGGTACAGGCTGCGAATAACGAATAATCGTTCTTGCCGGATAGCAAGACCAATCGTTCAGCGGGGCAACGTTACCAAGCTGAGCTGCACTGGTGCCAAATTCACTGGTGATGCCGCCAACAACACCTAAACCGCCACCGCCAGTAATGTCTTGTTTTGTTCCTTCATCGTCCAGCTTGACGAACCCAGTGACTTTCGGAACCTCATCAACCGTGATATAGCCCGCATCGTTCGTCAGTTCGCTGACGTTGTCGCCTTTCTCCAGATAGTTCGACAGGTCTTCTGCCTCGCCTATCTCAAAGACGTTGCCGTCTGCATCCTTTGAATACAGCTTTTGATCTTTGAGGTTTAGCGCTAACTCAGCAGTCGCTAAATCACCAGCAGCCGGGACCTTGGCCTCAACACTGCTGTTCTTGACTTTGAATGTTTGGGGCATGGCCTATGCAGGCAAACAATGGCCCTATACAGGGCTCTCTAGATTGCCCGCGCTAAACGAACACCCCGCCGTCTACAGGGTCTGGCCATTCGTCTTGCGTCGTGTCAGTCGTGAAATCGCCGCCATCCAAAATGGCGAACTTCTCTGTGGCTGGAATGCTCAGGATTGGGTGGAAATAGCCACCGTCAATTTCTTTGACCTCATAATCCTCCGCAGCAACCCAAGGGTTCCGCAACGTCACCTTGACCTGATTGGTCGGGCCCCATGACTTCGGGACGTTGATCTGTTGGAATTCAGCCCCTGGGTAGGCCGTCAGGATCAACTGCGTGGGCACCGTCAGGTCTGCGGTGTTGTCCCAACCAACTAGCCAGACCGTCCAGAAATCATCAAGCGGCTCTAACAGGTATTGCCTGACTGGCGTCTCTTCCGGGTAGCGGATAACGACCGTTTCTAGCCCTGTTGCCTTCGTGCCGGTCGGCAACCTTTCGCTTTCAGCTCGAACAGCAATAGCCGGCGTGGTCACGCCATTGGCCAGCGTGTATTGGCCCAGCTCATCTTTGAGCAGCATTTGCAGCGTCCGGCGTATGTCTTTTGCCTTCCTCGCCACTGCGTTGCCTCCAGTCCTCTAACTTGCCAAAACCAGCTCACCATCACTGACAAACGAGCTGTGACCTGTCGAACCCAAACGCACGGAATAGGTCAACAACGGCCGGTCAAGGTCACGCAAAACCACTTCACCTTTGGGCGGGTACTGCGTTACTGCAAGCAACCCACGCCAGTGTTTGCCCTCAGCCTTGGGCGCCAGCAACGCCACGCTGTTGTCGTCACTAATCAATGCCCGCGTCTGCGGCATCCCGCTGGCTCCCTTGGCTGCTTCCAACAGCTGCGGCCATACGCCTACTAAAACGCTTGGCATTCGCTGCTCACGACGCAGAGACAAGGCAACCAAAGCCGCCTGCGCAGGGAACCCGTCGGACTTGTCCCGTTCGTAGAACAAAGCAAAGTCTTCCAACGTGAATGGCTTAGGCGAGCGCTTGCTATCACGGTTGATGTTGGCCGTCAGGCTTGCAAGCTGAGCTATCGGCAACTCGAACATCGCCAGCTGCTCTCGCTTAATGCGCTGCAAATGCTTATACGCCTTTTGCACCTTTGCTCGCAGTTCCCACTTAAACGTGCGACTGCTGAACTCAGTAGGGAAAGCGTGTATTAACTCCCAACAGATGCCGTCGTAGTCAACCGCTTGCCGTTCTTGCTCGCCTCTGGCTGCTTTCCCAGCTCTTCCTCAGTAGGCGGGGCAGATGGTTCATTTTCCTCTGCTGCAGTTTCGGCTTGCGCAAATTCCCAGATGTCGTCAAACAGAGCCTGAGGCAAGTGGGCCAAGTCATCCCAATCAGGCAAGTTCAACCGGCAACGAATCAATGCCGTCACCGTGGCCGTTTGTGTCTTGACGCCTTGCTGGGCAAAGAACACCCGCAACTTATCAATCACCTCTTGGTGACGCTCGACTAGCTCCATTTGCTTTGGATCATCGAGCGTTCCAGAGAGCGACTTTTCCATCACGCCAAACGCTTCAGCCAGGCTGATGCCTTCTGTTTTTGCAATCTGCTGCGCTAGCCGGGCACTTTCGGCCAAACTTGATTCCTGCGAGCCAGACAACTGGCTAATGATTTGCGACTCGCCAACCGTCAGACCGCCCAGAATTGGAAACTCCAGAATGCCCGTTTGCTCGTTACCGCAACGCTGCATTTTGGGCGCTGCAGGTGGCTGAATGAACGGGAGGCTAGTCATACATCGAATCGCGTTTGTTAATCATCGTACTAAGAGTTTGCCGGACTTCCCGCTGCCTTTTCTCATTTTGCAGACGGATTGAACGCGCTGCCTGTTGCTGAGTCTTTAGCTGCTGGAGCAGTTGACGCTCATTCACTTGGCTTGTCCCCAATTAGGTCTTTCCCAAAACCTAGGCTGTTTAGTTCTTCCCAGCAAAGATCAGGCCGGTTCCAGTTCCAGCATTGATGCGTTGACAGCTTGAACGCAGGCTCGTCTTGCCAAGACCCATTAACAGCCACAGTTGCGTTGATTGATGTTGGCTTTGTTTCAGTAAAACGCACTTTGCCATAACCGTCATGATCAACAAACAGGCCCAGGTCAACTGGCGACTCGGTATCAGGATCTGAAGGCATTCCTTGCTCAGCCTGGGCGTAGGTCATGCCAGGTCGTGCTTTGCCCTTTAAATAGCTGTAAACCATTGGCGTGAAATAGCGGTCATCCCAAAAGCCCTTGAGTTCTGAATCGATATAAGGCGAATCAAAGTGATTCTTGGTTGAAAGCTTGCCGATTCCATAACCCTTTGCAATCGACCGTTGGCGAGTTTCATCAGTCAAATAACGGCGCTTTGCCGCAACCTCTGTTTTTACGCCTGAATCAAACATGATGTTGCAGGCTTGATCGATCACATGCCAGCTGCTGGTGTCAGGCCCATCAAATTGCTCAGCCTCAAGTCCACGCCCCGTCCACTTAGCCCGCCACCTTTCTGAGGCGTACTTACGTTTAGCCGGATATTGAAAATTAATTTCAAAGTCCTTGAGGTTGGTTGAAAGAGCGCTGGCCGCATCGCGCAACTCTGTTGGCACTTGCTCCACCTCTTCCATTACGCCATTGGTGAGCTTGTATAGCTTGACCGTTTGAATTTTGTTAGCGCCAGCCTCTGTGATTTGCGGATGTGGTCTGTCAGCACCATTAAGGAACGAGCCAGTGGAAAAGTCAAAGTCAGGGAACTCATAGCCATCAGGCAGCAGCACGGTCGGCAAATAACGCTGATAAATCACCTCATTAGTATCTGGCTGGCCTGATAAGTCTGGCCACGAAAAGGCAACTTGTGACTGCACTGTGGCCGTGCTCTGTAGCCATGACCTTGTGGCCACCATGTAGTCAGTGAATACAACGACTAAAAACGTTGTCTCGCCGTTGTACGGCAGCAAAAACAACTCATGCACTGGATCCTTGTCAAAGTCTTCGTAACCAGTAAGGTCAACGTCACCCTGCGCTCTACCGTTTGCTTCTACGTTAGGGTTATAGGCATCATTATTGCCTGGATAATCTTCGCCGTCATAAGGGGCAAAAGACTCCTCATAAATTGTGAAAGCAGTAGAACCGTTAATAGCAGGCATTACAACAGGCGACAAAGGCGCATAGCTGCCAAACGGTTGCATGAAATAGCCATTATCAGTACGAATTGACCCTGGCATTACTGCGTAGCGGTCAAAGCCTTGTAAACCCCATGTATCACCAAGCGAAACGTCGTATTTCGGCCAGTCCCTAAAGCCGTTGTTGAACGTAGTTGTTCCAAACAACAGCTCTTCGTTCACGTAGCCGTCTGGGGCATCAATCTGAAACGTCGCCGTATTGATGTTTCGTGTTAGCTCAATGCGCTGACTTTCCTTTAGCTGTCCCTCTGGCGTGATTCCACGCACATTGATAAACATATAAGCCGCGTCACGCGCTGACTTCCAGGTTCCCCGCAACGGAAAGTGCAAATACGAGATATTGACGCCAGTGAACTGGCCTTGGTGTTGTTTCTTCCTGGCGAATGCTGCAGGGTCACGGCTGATTTTGTACTGGCCTTGCTTGTTCTCACGACCGTTGCTGTCGTCATCAAGCTTGTCTGCCACCGCCTTTCTGGCCTGCCTTGTGGTGGCCTCGCTATCCAGTCGATCAGCCCGCGCACTATCACGCATGGCCTGCGAGGCCAATGCTTCCCCGTTAGCACCTACGGCAACGGTGATTTTTGTGGCCATTGATCAAATGTTGTCGATCAACAGCTGGATCCGATATGTCTGCGTCTGGCCTGCTGCCACTGTCACGCTAGGAGCTTCAACCAAGATCGAATGGGGGTAAGTGCCCGTACCCACCTGAATGACGACAGTATCGAACGAAAACCCAGACCCTTCAGCAGTGAAAGCGGCCTCTATGTATGTATTGGCCCCAGCCGAGCCACCAATCTCCCAACGGTCGTCAGAACCTAAATCAAGCCCACCTGCAGGCAGGCTAGCCACCGTGAAGTCTTCGTAACCGTTAGCCGCTGGCAGCTTCACAGCGTCCCATTCGGTGATGGCACTTTCTGCCGTCAATGAGCCGCTGTTCACATGCAAACTGACACGACAGGCCAGCCCCTCGTAAGCCAATGCAGAAATCCGGGCGAACTCTTGAGAAGACAGCGTTGCGGTAAGTGCCACGGCAGCTAAAGCATTGACCTAGCTTGCCTAACCCGCAAATGGCCCTGTTGGCACTTCGTAGTTATCGGCAGTCACGTCATAAACCGCTTTATTGCTCACTACACGCAACTCATCAATATCAAACACGCCATACCGTGAAGTGAACTGGCTCAAGTTATCTATTTGCCCGCCGATGCCTAAACGGTCAACATCACGAATGTTCAAACCAGACCAGCTGAAGAAAAATGACCGGCTGCCGTCTTGGAACAAGGCAGCGCCGTTGGGTGTTTTGCATATTGCGCAGTGAATCCAAGTGTCAAGCGGAATAACGCCACCGTTCAGCGTTTGAGCAGCAAAGTCATTGTCTGACCTCCAGATTTTGCCTTGCAAAGACGGTGTGACGTTGGAATCGAACGCCACATTGAATTGAATAGCCCGTGACCAAGTGGCGCTATCCATTCCAACCAATGTCCAATCTTGACTTGGCTTTGTCTCTGGGATGTCCACAGCATTTAGGCGGAGCCAAAATTCAATAGTCCATTCATCACTAAGCTGCAGAGCCGTTGTGCGCGGCGAAATAACGCCACCCTGCTCTGAACTCTCATAGAAAGGACTGCCAGACGAAAAATACGCATAAGCCGGGCCAAACCTCGACGGATAATTTTCATCACTTTCATAAACAGCTGAGCTGTAACTACCAACATTTGTGTTGGTCATCGTGATGGCATTGGGTGAGCTATCAGTCCATGTCTCTTCGTCCATGTCGCCCACGTAATCAAAGTGCATCAGCAAGGCAGGCGCATTAAGTGCAGGGCCGACATTGATGCCAAGCGCCACACCGACGCCAACAGGCACTGACGCTTGAACTGGCTCAACGTTGCTGCCAAGCCGCACACCAATGCCAACCGTGTTCTCAACGGCCAGGGAACTGCTGGCCTCAATGCCAACGGCTACACCAACGTGCGCCAGCTGTTTGTAATTGCCATTAGTGCCATCAACACCTAGGGCAACACCAATCTCAACGGTCTGTGGCACCAGTCCTTGCGCCAGCTGTGACATCACACGAGGGCCCAGGGCAATTCCAGTGACAACGTTTACGCGCTCATTAAATGGCAAGATAATTTGCCCATCACCTGCTGGCGGCAAGTTTGTTTCGTCGTAATCAGGCGGCAGATAAAACCAGCAAGGCGGCAGACTTTTAGCTTTTGTTTTGAGCTTTGTTGTGTTTATGCCATTGCCGCCAATAAATAACGCATCGACGCTGGCCACAATGCCGTCACGACCAAAGCTAAAGTTCAGACCATTAACGGCATACGTCGCGGTGTAGCCCGCAGCAGTCACCCTTAAGCCGTCATACGGATTCAAGGCCAGCTTGTCGGGCGTGCTGGTGATATTCATGCCAAGGCGGTTGCCAATTACTAAACGGTGCTGCGTACGGCCGAACATTGCTGACTTGGCGTAGCTGTCAATATTCACCGCGCCACCAGTGGACGTGAAATAACTTTCACTGAGGTGTGGCGGGCTGTACTGCACAACACGGGCTGATCCTCCACTGCCGGCCCCATATTCCAATTGCAACTCGACGTACTTGGTTTTGCGACCCTTTTGATCAAGCGTTCCCTGCTCCACTGCGCGGTCAGCTTCGCCAGGCCGCACTTGACCCTTTGGGTTAAACGCTTTGCTGGATTCCACCACGGAATCAGTCATGACAAGGCCAAGACTTCCGTTTACATAGTCGACAACCTGCCGCGCATTTTCAAAGGCATCAAGTGTCGTGGATTCAGCTGGCCCCTGTGAGCCGCCCTGCGTCTTGCCCCACGCTTGATAGGTGTAACGATGCAAACGCTGATAAACCACTGGCTCAGCCACGTCCTGCCCAGGCTTTAAACCTTCAGGAATTGATGCCTCGCCTGCATATTCATATTCCTCAACTGTCCGTTCAACTAGCAATTTTTCGTTGCCCATAGTGACGTGAGAATCAGCAAACACCCATTGCAGACTCATTCGGCCGGCATAAACAAAAAACGGCTCATAGGTCTCAGTAACGGTTTTTAGCGGCCGGTCTTTTTCGTCAAACTCATGTGATGTGACTTGCTCAATCTCACCTTCCAGTTCTGGATTGACTGACTTCTCCGCTTCGAGCATGGCCGTCACATAACCACCAGCGGCAAAGCCAAGCACTGTGCTGCGTGTTGTAGTGGACTTCACAACGGTGTCAGACAAGTTGCCAAAGCCACCATCAAACAGCTCGCATTGGTTAGTCAGATCAACCGGTGGGCCATATTCAGTAATAGTTTTAGTTTTTGGCGTGTGTTTGACGGTGACTGTGCCATTACTGCTTTTCAGCTCTACTGACTCAGGATCGCCAACGCTTTCTACTTCTTCCCATTTAGCCTCGTCTGGCTCATACGCTTCTAGGTTTTTGTCGATGTAGGGAATGATGACGATTGACGCTGGCTGTTCACCACTATTGATGCCCCCCAAATCAATGATGTCGGCGTCACTTAAGGCTGCACTGCCAGCACCAGGGCTGCGGTTAACGGGAACAGCATCAAAAGTCGTATTGTTGGTCATAAATCCAACAAAACCTTCACTCAACAACAGGTTTCCAATAGCAGAAACGTAACCCTGTGTGAGGTCGTACTTTTCCATCATGTAAGTGCCCGTCAAGTTCCCATTGGCGAACATCGAAGTGAGGCCAAGCTTGCCGATGCAATAGGAGAACAGCTGACTGGCAAAAATAGGCGGCACAAATGCCGAAGGCGGCAAGCCGTTCAAACACTCCAGCTGTCTTGGCCCGACATAAGCTGCCTGACCGTTTTCAAGGCTGGGCACCGGCATCACACCATTGAGATAGGTCAGCCTGCAGCCGACTGACACTTCAGTAATTTGACGAAACGGGTCAGCAAAGGCCGACAGCACAATCAAGCTGCGGGGTATGGTTCCGCTTGCCCCATTGTTTAGCAGGTAATTAATAGTGACTTCGCTGCCAATGTCAGGCGTTGCAATGCCTGCCAAGGTCAGCTGACCACGAGTAAAAACAAGGCCGCTGTTCTGCAAGTAGCTGTCACTAATGCCACCTGAGATGACTTCACCCAAATTGCAGGTGACAACAGCGCGGGAATCAATAGCGGTCATCAGGCTTGAGGAGCGGCGACGGTGATGGAAACGGTGTAGAGGTCATTGCGTATCCCGGCAGTGACGCGCTTTGTCACGCTCGCGCTAGGCGACGTGACCGGGAACCAATCGCTGCTAGGCAAAGCACTGGCTTTTAGCCCGCAGTTGCTGTAAATGCTGTTCCATCCGGCTTTATCCGTATCGCCTTCCAGTACCCGCGTTTCTGTTGGCACGCGTGGCCCGGTTGTATAGCTCTTGCCACCGGCTGAAAGGGTCAGCGATGGCATGTCTTGGTAGGACTCCGGCGGCTTGCGGAGTTTCAGCACCGTGCCCCACAGCGTGAAAGTGCCGCAGTAAACAACCTCGTCAGCCTTCTCTACTTCTTTCTCGCGGTTGTAGCACTGCACCCACTGAGCAGCATCCACAAGCTCAAACGTGACTTGCAAGTACGACCCGAAGTCCTCAGCCTGCGGTGCAGCAAGGAAATAGCACTCACGGTCGACCCATTCAACGCCACGGGTCTTGGCACTAACCGTCACCGTTGAGCCAACAATCTCGCGGATCGTGGCCTCTTCGTCCTCGTCATAAACCTCATCCTGCAACCGGGCATCACGCCAGGCATTGAACTCATCCCTGATCGCCGTCCATTCCTCTGTTGTGCACATCACCGACACATTTAACCCCTCAGCCGTTAAACCAAGCTCAGTGTCTTTTTCTGCGTAGACCGCCGGGTAAGCGGTCCACATGCCGGCTGCGTACTCCCAAGAGCCGACAGACAACGGGTTAATGAGTGCGCAAGTCATGATCAGCTAAGGGCGTTTTGAACGCTGATAGAGCCATCAGCTTCCAGTCTGGCCTCAACACCAACCGTCCAATCCTTTTGAGTCAGGCCATCGATTGAATCTTTCAACGCCCTGTAATCCTCTTTCTGCACGTTGCTGCCACCATCAAAGCCGCGAATGATTGTGGTGTTCAGGTCAGCTAATGCCGCAGTCAGCTTCTCATTGGCAGTGATCAATGCCTTTGACCCATACAGCTCGTCACGGGCTGCATCAATGAATTTTTGGCGCTCATCAAAACTGCCAAATCGCTTGCCGCCAATCTGACGGGCTGCTGCGAAGTTGCCTGCTTCTGCAAATTGCTTGACCAGTTCCCGCTTTAACCGGCCTGCTTCGTTCTTCTGCAGCTGAATGCCTTCCTTGCGGCGCTTGCCAAGCGCACTCCCGCCAAGGAATTGGTTGATGCCTTCGTCTTTGTTGAACAGCTGTTTAGCGCGAGTGCTACGGGCCTCACCCAATGCATCAGCAGCTTCTAGCGCTGTGTTTCGGGCTTCCTTGTATGCCTCTTTGATTGTTTGCGCCGCTTCCTCTGCAGCCACTAGCTGAGCGCTAGCAGCATCCTTGGCAGCGTCCGTTGTCGGGTCTTTGAACATGGCAGCTTCCCGCTGCGCCTGGGCCAACTTGATCTGTGAAGCAATGATTGCCTGAGTCTGAGGGCCATACAGAACCTTGGCTTGCTGCAGGGCTAACGCCTCAGCACGCTTTGCCTCCTCATTTGATTCGGCAAGCGCTTTAACTCTGGCTTTCTCTAGATCTAAAAGTCGGGTAGCTTCGTCAATTAAGGCGTCTTTTTTTGCGATTGGGTTTTCTTTCTCTTTCCGGTATTCCTTGATTACTTCTAACAATGCCTTCATCGATTTTTCTTCATTCCCAATCGCGCTAGACGTGCCAAAAAGACCTGCCGTCGTACTGCCGTTTGCGTTGTTCAAAGCTGCAGCCCACAGCTTTTTCATCTCCTTTTCGGTTAGGCCAGCCTCAATGCGAATGTCTTCAAGCCCTTTGACAAACTCCTTATTGGCATCACCGCCAAAGGTGTTGATCGGGATGTCGTAAACCTCCTCGGCCAAGTTGCCAAGATTGGCGTTGGACATCGTCTTAGTAAGGATGTTCAGCGCATTGATGACACCAGGAAGCAACACGTCACCCAGCTGACGCATGAACTCTTCTAGCTGCGCCTGAAACTTGCGGAAGTCAGCCGCTGCACCCGACAGGTCAACATCACTGCCAAGCTGCGCTAAACCTGTCGTCAGGGCTGGCACAAAGTCCTGCGCACTCAAGCTGCCGGATGAAACAAGATCGATGACCTCTGCCTGCGTCTTGCCTAAGCCAAGGGACAAGGCAGCCAGCGCTGTTGGCAAGCGCTCGCCTAACTGCTGCCGCAGTTCTTCCATCGACACCACGCCCTTCGATGCTGTCTGAGACAGAGCATTGAAGATCAGCTTGAGGTCATTGTTACCAAGGCCCAGCGCGACACTGGACTTGGTGATTTGCTCAAACAACCCAAGCTGCTGAGCGATTGGGATGTTTGCCCGTGTTGCCGCAGCAGTAAACGAACCAAAATTGTCAGTGAGACTTTTAAGGCTGACGCCGTACTCATCAGACGTTCGCCGCAGTTGCGAGAGGATTACTTGCGTTCCGCCCTTGCCCAGCGTTGCATTCAGCTTGGTGACAGCGCGATCAAAATCCAGCGCCTCTGTAATTGCAGCCTTAAAAAACGCCCCTACGCCTAAAGCGGCCGCAATGCCTGCGACTGATTTACCAAACCCCGAGACCGTTTTATTGAGCTTCTCGAACCCTCTTTGCGCTTTCTTTGCTGACCTCTGCGATTGAGCTTCAAACCTTTTTAGGTCTCTTTCGACTTGCTTGAGGCCCGTCAGGATTAGTTCTAGTTCAACCGATCCCGCTTCCACTGAAAACCCGCTTCTGGCCTAGCTTGCCGCTGATTCAGGCAACCTAGAGAAATGGACTAGGGCTGTGGTTAGTGCGCTGCTATCGCTTGAAAACTCGGTGGCGGTGTTTGAGGTTCCTACTGCTGCAGTCCAGGAAGATCCAGAAACGGGCAACGTCATTCCTGTCAATGAAACGCTGAGCTATCGGCTGTATCTGCGTCGCGGCGCATCGACAAGCCCAGGTGCGATGAGTGGAAGCAACAGCTATGCCAGGGAATTGCCAGGCATCGACCAAGAGGTTGCGGCATACGAGGGTTATTGCATCAGCCCCACGCAGCTCGACAAACGCATCAGGGCCGGCACCAAGGCCGTGCTGACGTTCGCGGGCGAGCCACCGCATGAATGCACCGTGCAGGATGCCCGTTTTGTCTACGGCTCTACAGGGCTGTTAGGCGACACGCTGATGAATGTGCTGGGCCACAAGGTCCGGCTGATCTCTTCTGACTACCTGGGGGTGGATGCTTGATGGCCCGGAAACTGAAAGTCAACGTCGACATCAATATGGCCGTTATCAACCGCAAGACCCAAAAGGCTCTGGACGATTACGCCAATGCGTTAGACCCAATTCTTGATCAACAATTCAGGGACGAAAAATGGAAATGGTGGACTAACACGCCAACACGCAGACGAAACGGGACGCCGGCTGGCAATCCCCGCGACATTATCGATACGGGTACTTTGTTGAACTCCAAGCAAGGCCCCACAAAAAAGGCGCCTAACAAGCGCCTATGGGTATGGAACACCCCTTATGCCAAATACGTGAAAGATGGCTTTATGACGACACGGGGAAACATTATCCCCGGCCGTGACTGGGCGAAAGAAGCAATGAGAGAACTACCTTTCGCCGGATTCATTGCCAACTACCTCAAGCGGTAGCGGCCTTCGTCCAGACATAAGCCTTGATACCGGTTAGCTGGAAAGTCACCGCAGCCACGTTCCCCGCCTGGATGTCCTCAGAGAAGTTGGTCACATAAGCCACGCCAGCATGAGTCTCGGGCGTGCTGATAGGCAAGCCAGAGTCGCAATCACCAGACGGTGTAGGTGACTCACGGAACCACTCAATAGCAGCGCCAGTGGCTGAATCCAAGGCCGCTTGCTTCAGGATCAAGTAACCCGGGTCGAGCATGTCGATGTTCAGAGTGCAGTCGACCGTGTAGCTGTTGCCGGTCACAATGCTTGCCGCCCAGCCGCCAGATGTGCTGCTGTCGTAGTCATAGGTCTGCACGTCCTCGGTGTCAGACGTTGACTGAATCGCGAAGTTAGTGAGGTTTTTAACCTCAGTCATTGACCCGGAGGTGGTGGGCACATCGCTGCAGGTGTCACCCTCTGCGATGTAGGTCTTGTACCCAAAAGCAGCGAAAAAGCTCACGGTGAGGCAAGGGGCATTTGAGCTAGCTTGCCGCCGCTTCCTCCGCTATCAGCAGGTCCATTGGCCCTGGCCTAGCGCATTCATGCAGCTCAAAGCCTTGAATCTCGTGATTAACGCCAGCCGTCGCAATCACAGCATCCTTGCAAGCCTGTTTGCTCACCCCAAGGATTTGCGCAACCTCATCAAGGCTGTGGCCATTGTTCAGCAAACGCCGCACCGGCACGCTTAACTCTCGCACCTTCAATGGCGCTGCGATCACGAAGTTGTGATCCCGGATGAAGTGTCGAATTTCACCGGTCGCAAACTTGGTAAGGATGGTGCTGAATTTGCCTTTGCTCGGGTCAAACGCACGACACGACTTCAGAAATGCAACGTCAATACAGCTGAACACGTCCAAGCTGTCCACCATCGGAAACTGACGGGTCAGCTTGGAACCAAGCAAACGCAGCAGCCCTTGGTGCTCGACATACATCTGCCCCATTCGCCGCTGTTCTTGTCTCGACAACGGGACCTTTAACCAGCCACCCTTTGGCGGCTTACGCCGCACTGTGGCGGCATAAGCAAACAGATCTAGCTGTTCAGCTGCGGACACGTTGCAGCACCCGTGACGTGCCCACTGATGCCACGCTTGTGGTCAGGCACCCCAACACCTGAGACAGCACCGGCAGCTTCTCCAGCAATGCCACAGACCCTGATGAACCGCTGGCATCGTCACGCCAGACAATCTTCATCACGTCCAGCGTCAGTTCCTTCAGGTCGCTGTTCGGGATGCCAGGGACAAGCTCGCCAGGGGTGCTGCTACCGCCACCACTGCCACCTGAGCCAGGAATGCCGCCAATGATGAACGTTGGATCACCCAGCAAGACATTGGCGACAGCAAACGTGGCCTGTTCAACCTGCGGAGGCGCACCATCTGCGCATTCGTAGGCGTAATCTCCGCAGACAGCGCCAGAACGTGGCCATTTCAGTGGCTGCTTAGCGTCACACTTCCTGCCGACAAAATCCAAGGTGTCGACCCAGCGCGTTGCGCTGACCAACGCTTTTTCCTTATCAGACTCTTCAGTGACGTTGCCCCAAGCGATGTCACCCAGTGCCTGACTTGCAAAGGTGTCACCCTCAGCAACCGTCAGATAGCTGTTGTCTTCACTTGCTCCGAGTAATGCGGTCAAGCTCATCAGAAAGCTCCAGAACAGCAGCGCGAAGCAACTGGTTTTCTCTTCTCAGTTTAACTGCCAATTCTGTTGCATCTTTATGGCTCAGCGCCGTGCAAACACGACGCGTCACCTCAAGATCTAACCGTTGCTCCAGTGTCACCGACGGGTTACTGCCTGGAACACTAAGCATCAGAAAACGCCCCCATCCAGTTCATTGCTAACGGCCCATCCGCCCTTTCCTGCATTCAGCGTGGTGTCCCACTGCATCAAGTCACCTTGCGTAGTGCCTTCAGGCAACGGGTCAAGATCATCAAGCGCAGTTTTGAGCTGTGATGCCTGGACCGCTACCAGCGCAGCACCGTTTTCAATCTGTACGTCAGTGGCAAATTGAACCGCGCCTTTTTGCGATTCGCTGCCGTCTTTGATTTTGACAATGGGCTGACTGTCGCCATTAGTGGCGGTGTCAATTTCGATCGGGTCTTCGCCTGTGACGGCAGTAACGCCACCCGCGCTAGCAATCAGCGACCACTTGTTGTCATCAGCCGACCAAATGGCCTGCACGCCCTCAACAACAGCTTCACCAGTGATGCCCGTCCAAGCGGCAGTGCCATCAGTGCTGTTGCTATAAATCCAGCCGTTTTCGGGGTCAGCTGGTTCAGCACTCGCATCAGTGAAGTCAGCTTCGCCTTTGTAGACCGTGCCCTGGGCAAGGGTGACGTTTAGCTTTCCGTCGCCTTCGATCGCTAGACCATTGCCGACCTTGATGCCGCCCAGCACCGACGCTGAGGCTTTAGGCAGCGTGTACTGATTGGCAAGGATTAGGTCAGCGCCAGGGACAACCCCAGGAGTGCCGTTATCAAGCTCATCTTGCGTGGCAAGCCGAACAACACCCTTGACCGTTGTTGTGGCATCAATGCCCGCCAGCGTTACATCGCCACTAACAGTCGTGGCACTAATGCCGGTGTCCGCTGTCGCTGAGACGGTTTTGACATAACCGCCGCCGCCTGTACTAGGCAGGAACGCACCTTCGCCGCCAATAGCGATAACGGTTTGCGCTTCCCCGCCGCCTGCGTCTCCGAGGCCATAGTAGAGAATTTTCGAGGCTTCATTGAACGCGAGTTCAGCACTAGCAAGCGTTGTTGGTGCCCCTACGCCACCGCCGCCAGCACGGCGCTTAATCCTGATTTTTTGAGCCATGGGGCGGCAAGGTCTTTGGCCTAATTTGCCGCGTCAGAAGTTGCCGCCGTTGACCTCATCAAGGCCAATCCACTTGCCACCAATGACTTGCATGATTGACCACTCGACAGCCTCAGGGCCGCCAGCGACACGGATCAATTCAACGCCACTCTTCTGATAGTGCGCGTTTTGATCGACGGCATAACAGATCTCACCCTCTTCCAAGTCAGCAATGCTGTTGCGCAGGTCAGTCAAGTTGCCTCGCGCAATACAGATGGGTGTCCTTGGATCGGGTGTGGCCATCTCACTAAACCTTTGGCCTAGGTTGCCTCTAAAGCACCTCAGAGTGATACAGCACCCAGCCCTCACGGCTTAGCCGAAGCCTTGTTGCCTTTACTTCGTCATACCTGCAGTCAATGACGTTCGACACGCCATTTTTGTAGACCATCAAGCGAACTAATCCGGCCATCAGAGGCTTCTGAGTCGGTACGCCTAACAATAGACACACAAAAAAAAGGGGCCCAAGCTGGACCCCCCTGCACCCTTAGACATTCAGCCTAATTAGGCAGCAATACCACCGCCGTTAACGTTGGTCACAAGGCGCACCGCGTGGATGTTGCGGGGATCCTTATAAGCCAGGCCCCAGTTCGAGCCGGTAGCCAGATCAGAGTTCTTGGGATGATCCTTAGTGGCATTCCAAGAGGTGCCGACGATGTGGTGAATCTGGCTGTAGGTCACAGCCATGCTGTCCTGCAGGCTGGCAATGTTCCGCTCAGTTTCGATGTTGATCGGGAACTGTGAGCCGGTGCGAATTACACCAGGGCCGAACATGTAGCTGACGTACTGGTTGTTTTCACCAGAACCGCCAATAACAGGCACCATCGAATCAACAATGACTTGGAAGCCGTTGTAGAAACCGATTTGGGTGTTGGAAACACCGATGCCGCCGCCGCCCCATTCCAGGTTGCTGGAAGGGGTCACGCCCGCAGGGCTAGAGAAGGTCAGTTGACCCTGCAGCTGCAGCTGAGCAGCAACCAAGGGGTGGACAACAATGGTGCTCAACTCTTGAGCGTGCTCACCCAGAAGGTACTGAGCCGAAATCACGTTCTGCAGAGAGAACATGTTGGCCTCATCTTCTGAGCCAGCAGTGGACTCAGAAAGGTCCAGGCTGTTAGCAGCCAGGGCAGTGTCAAAGATGCCTTCAAGCTGATTGACGAGCTTGAGGGTCTGCTTTTTGTCCAGCGCCGCAGCCAGTTTGGTGCGCGTGTGGGCAAGCGCATCCTCGCCTGTCTGATACTGACTCAGGTCATCCATGCTGTGCATGAAACCCCGAGTGCAATACGGAGCGTATTGCGTATCGGCGGTGATTTTTTGGCTGGTGTAATAGCCAGCACCGTTGTCACCCCAAGTCGCATTTGACTCAACGACTTCTTCAGTCGGGTCAAAAATATCGAACATAGGCATTTCAACCCGTGTGCCGGTGATACCGGTCAGCCGGGAGTCACGGGCAAGAACGCCAGACTTGACGAACAAGCAACGCTCATACAGATCTTCTGCCAGATAACGGGCAAAAGGTGCAGAAGTCGCGAGCCTTGTGGGTGAAGCAATCCCATCAGGTTGCGCTGAACCAAAGACAGAATTGTCAGGGGAAGTTCCCCAGTTGTAATTAACGGCGGCAGCCATTGTTCAGTAAAGAGAGGGTTGGCAATTACCCCTGAGCCTGCAGCTGAGCAGCCATCTGGGGGTTTTCCATCTCCATCTGGACGCGCTCAGAAAAGCTCATGCTTCCCCAAGACTTGCCGCCAGATGCATTAGGAGTTGAGCCACTTGCACTCATCCCACGCGCCTGCGTGCCATTGAAGAACATTTCAAATCCGCTTCCAGGCTGTTTGAGGTTGTTCAAATGCGCATTGAGATCGACTTCCACACCACCGTGCAAAGCGATCACATTGCCATTTGAATCAAGCCGCAAGTTGTCGCCCAGAATCTTCATTAGATGATCAGGGGCATTCACGCCAGATTGGGTGAACGCATTAATGGCAGTGGCCTTGATCTGCTGCTGTTGGGAGGCAACCTGCAACTCTTGAATGCGCTTGTCGCGTGCGGCAAGTTCATCCTGGAGCGAAGAAACCGTGCCCGTTGCTTCCTGCCAGAGGGTTTTGAATTCCCCAGACTCTGCAAGCTGAGCTTGCTTTGCCTTTTGCTGGCTGGATTGCAGATCGGCCATTTGGCGCTGCATATCCTCCATCTGTTTTTTGACTGCCTGTTTTTCACGCAGCAGTTCTTGGTTCTTGGCTTTCACCAACTCAAGCTGTGCGGAAGGGTCAGGAGTCTCAGCCACAGGCTGTTGAACTTCGCCCACAGGGCTTTGCTCGGGAGTTTCAGACATGCTGATGAATGAAGTGATAACCCACAGGGTTGAGGTCAATATAACGCTTACGCAGCAATATCAATACGCCTACTAATCAACTCTGAGCCCTTTCAATCGCTCCAAAGGGATCCAGGTTTGATCGCCCAAAGGGGCATTGCGCAGCATCTTCTGCAAAATCTTCTGCGGATCAGCCTTTGTCCGCTGGTATTCACGCTTAAACCAGGCGGCCCTGCCTTTGCCTAATGCCTCTTCCAGGCTGGTCATGCTGGTGTCTGCCCAACGGGCCAACACGTCGCTGTAACGCACTGGAGGCTTGCCATCTGGCGCCTTCACCATGATCGAGCGCTCAAAGTATTTCTTGTCGCCATACTTCTCAGCGGTCTTGGCACCTGTCGCATACGCGCCTGCCTCTTCGTCTCTAATCTGCGTGCCCTCGCGTTGCGGGCTATTCCAAAACTCATCGTCAGGGTCAATCAACAACAGCTGACAACGGCATCCGATGTGCAACGGCCAATAAGGCTTCTTTGGATCGTTCTGTGCATATCGCCGCTGATCAAGCGGGGCGCATCGCTCGCACGTCCGGCTGTCTAACAACGTTGACCACAGCCAAACCATTCCGCCTAGCTCTTCCTTGTTCTCCAGTACCAATAAGTCCTTAATCGCATGGGCCATATCCGAGTTTGCAGTCCTAGCCAACGCACGCACCTGGCTTTTGATGCGACGCGCAGCAGGGGCAGACAAACGCACACCACGCGCACCGCGTGCCATTGCATCAGTGGCAATCGAATCTGCAATCTCTTGCGTCGTCTGATTGCGCAGAATCCCCGACCGCACCTGCGTGTCGATCGTTTTAAACAAGCTGCGATCAATGGGTGCCCCACGCCGCCGGCTACCGGTCAACGGGTTCTTTGGATCTAAACCAAATAACTTTTGCAGCGTCACCTCGCCGATCACCACAGCAAGCGCCATCTGCACGGCATCAGGCACCGGCTGCCGCTTCTTACTGACTTCAGGTGGCAACACCGCCCCAGCATTTTCAAACTCCCTTACAGACGCATCCCGCATCGCTGGTGCTGCATCAGCAACCGTGCGCAGCATTTGCTTGCCTAGCTCGTCCGCATATCTCTCAAGCTCAATGCGTACCAACGGCTCCATCTGAGCCCACGATTGATTTCGCAGCAGCCCTTCCTGGGGCATCGTCTCAACCAATCGCTTGATATTGAACAGGGCTAAAGCCAACGCCCCGGCAGTCAACAACTCAACCCTGTCTGCACTGTCTTGAAGCTCAATGCCTTGCTTGATAAAGCCTTTTAGTTGGTCTTCTCCACCCACTTAAACTAAAGGCATCGTTCTCCTAAGAATAATGGGAACCAAAGTTGTCAAAGTCAGGATTGGGGATTCGGTTTTCGAGAAGACTGTGAACGTCCCCGATGTGAAGTCGAAGCCCCCGGTTCCGACTGTGGCTGATTTGAAGCCAAAGACGATTCTTGAGAAGGCTGCTGAAGCTGTAGAGGAGGTTGTGAAGCCGAAGCGTCGCGGTCGGAAGCCGAAGACTGCTGACGCTGAGTCGTAGACGAAATAGCCGCAGCACCGGCCAACAAGCCCAACACAGCCCCAAGCGTGGTCTGCACAAACTTGTCAAAGCGACTGCCTATCTCAGGACAAACAGTCGTGATGTCAGTTTGTGGTGAGACACGACTGCATAACACCACGCCAAAGCTGAAAATTGCTGCCTGCCAGGCAAGTAATCCGGCAAGCATATAAAGCAGAAACTTCTCGCGGTTGAATGGCTTCACTTTAGAACTACCTTGCCGCGGTCACTAAGTGACCTCCACGCAGGTTTCCACCATCTGTTTTTACCGTTAGAACCAGCATTCATGTCGTGGTAAGCACGGCAGTTGTATATATAAACGTCGGTAGTTGCATCACTTGTGTAGCTACCGTCTTTAGTGGCAAGGTTAAACCACAATCGTTTCACAACCCAGTTGTAATCAGCGCTGAAACCCTGCTTCCAATAATGTTGGTAGAAGTAATACTGTGTGATCGTTGATCCACTTGCAGTTCCACCATTGAAGTTGCCGTCAGTGTTCAAGGTATTTGAAGACCAGAACTTTGTACTACTGCCATTGCGTTGGACAAATTCAACCCCCCAACGTCTTAGAAAAATACAGTGCTGCTTAGCATTATTGTTGTTTGAGCTTGAATCCGTACGAGTACGGCGCATTTCAAAACCAACACCTGTCTGTTCATAGCTTGTCCCGCAAGCAAGCCACAGCCCTTGGTTGCCGCCAACAGAAATAATGCTGGTGTGTTTGGAGCCGGTCACGCCCCAATTAGTTTTGACAGAACCTTTATTTGCGTCTTTGTTATACCACCCGGTGCCTGATGTTGAGGAACCATGGCTGTACCGCCCATACGTTGACCAACTGGTTTTGTCCCCATGAGTAATTGTGGGAGGGCTGTTGTGATGTGTAACTCCACTGTCTATCCACTCAAACCCTCTACCGTTGCCATCATTCTTGTGGTCGCCTTCTAATGAACTTGGTTCATACTGAGAAGGGAAGTCATGCGTTGAAAAAGAAGTGTTCCCGTTTGTTCCAGCCATTATTTGCCCACGTAAATTGTATAAGTGTTGTAATTAAAGTACATTTCGCCCCTGCTCAAGTTTGGTGATGTCGAAGTACCAGAATTCATGACAGCAGTATTGGCAGGTTTTTCCCATTTGAGACCATAACTGGAATCGTAGGCTAAGTATTTTCCAGAAGAGCCCCAACTATTGGCTGCTCTGATTCCTCTTATTCCGTAGGTTTTATCCCATCTAAGTGCGTTGTAAGCATCAGTTGTGCTATAGCCTAAATAACTTAACTTGTTATCGTCGCCAAGACCTACTCTGGTTGAACCATCGTATTGAAGGTTGCCTTTAATACTGCAGGAGCCGGTGCCGTTGATGGTGCCATTGACCTTTAATGTGCCACCAGTATTCAGATAGCTGTTTGTGCTCGTGACATACAAGCTATTCGAGTACTCAGTGCCATTAGATTTTTTCGATGCAAATGCAATCTTTGGGCTGTCTGTATCAGTGCTATCAGGCATATCGCCATGATCACCCATTTGCAAATCGCCAGTCATCGTGTCGCCAGTAATCATGACGAAACCGCTGGCCTCGCCACCTGAAGGGGCATGAAAGACCTTGAAACGGCAAAGCTCCCCAGGCCCTACGGCCGTCGTGTCTTCATTCGTGCGGACGAATTCAACGTCAACAACCCAGAACGAAGTAGCGCCTTGCGTTTCATCGTGCGCTTTGCCTTTGACTTCATATAGGCCAAACTCTGGAGACCCATCAACAAAGATCTCTAACAGCTCGCCATCATCAATGTCGGCAAAGCCATGCGATACGCCATCAGCGTCAATCTCGTTGAACCAGATTGACTTAACGCTTTTGAATAGCCCGGTAGGACTGCCACTGCCAAAGTCAGCGTCATACATGGTGAACTGACCTGGCTGGGCCACAGTTCCAACCGCCGTGAACGCCCACTTGCCGCGTTCAACAGACGGGGCAATGGCGTCAATTTCTTCCTCTAGCTCAATGATTTCGTTTTGAAGGAAGCTGACCTCTGTGCATAGCTTTCGCGTCTTGGAGAACGTGCAGAACTCACCAACAGCAGGCTGCGGGCCGTCCTTGATAAAGAAGGTGACCCACTTATCGCTGACAACTACCTGATCGATCTCAAACGGGCCTGCCTCGTTGATGTAATAGCTTGCGCCATCAACAAAAAACCCATCCTTTGGTGGCTTGGTCCAGTACTTAACGCCCTGATCGCCCCCGAAGTCGTAGGTAGCCATGCTGTGGCCTTTTGTTACCTCAACTGTTTGGTAGTCAGCTACAACCTCGAAGAACTCAGCGCAGACGTGATCCTTTAGCTGCGGGTCAAAGTCTTCGCCTTCCTCAGCCTTAAACGTTTTGACTTGCCACTTGCTGTCATCAGCATCCCAGGCGTAGCTGATGCCGTTTTTGCCAGTGAACTCGGGTGTGACTTGAGGATCGGGGAAAGTGAAAGGCATGATCAGAAAAGTCCTGAGATTGTGATGTAGTAAGGCCCCGCGCCATTAACGAAGTTGCCTCCATTCAATGCAGTCTTGGAAGAGACATAGCAAAGAGCATGGTCAGGATGAAAATCAATCCTGCTAATAGTGCCTGTTACTTTCATTTTCCATGCGTTATTTGATACTTCCCAAATAGTGAAAGGTATTTTGTCGTTATACCTTACGTCTTCACGGAGCGTATTAGTTCCCCAAGCGATGCCATCTCTATCTGTAGTGGAAAGCTCTAAGTGCTGATTATTGGTATTGTTATTTGTCCACCATTGAAAATACCCATTCGGTAAATTAACTATGCTGAGAAAAAACTTAAGGCCAGGTGGTCTAGATGCGGAGATGCCAAAACCACTGCCGCCACTAGGCTTAGCATCTACATAAGCTTTTGTTGCTGCGTGATGTGATTGGGTGGGCTCTTTGAGGTTGTAAACGCCAAGCTCGCCAGCCTTGATTTGTAGCAGCGTTTTATTGCTGCCTGAAGCGTTCTGCTGTCTAACTTTCCAGTCAGTGTCATTAGCAAGATCAGAGGCTCCAGAATTGTTTAGTTTTCCTGCCAGACCTGTATCGACGTAGTCCTTGCTGACGCCCGCCTCGTTCTGCGGGTAGATATAAACCTCCTGAGTTTGATCTACTTCAAAGTCGTTAGTGCCGCTCAGGTATTCAACAGTCAGGGCATTTGAATCGCCGGACAAGATCCGGTAACGACTTACTTCACCAACATTTGCCAGCGCTACCGCTTGAACCAACTCAACGATGTCACCAACATTGCATGGCTTGATTGGCTGCCCGTTCAAGTCAAACGGCGCAAAGCTCATTGCCTGCACATCCGCTGCAACAGCGTTGTTGACATACAGCTCCCCATTACGCCCAGCCGCACCAATGTTGGTTGCCGTAATTTTGTATCGGGCAACGCTGCCCTTGGTGACTTGCAATTCTTCAAGAGCAAGCTCAATTTTGCGTTGTTCAATTTCACCCGCCTGCACGCGGTCGAGCAAATCGTTTTGAACAACCAACGCAGCATCAATCGTGGCATTGATGCCATCAAGGCTTACAGGCGGCGCAGCAGGCACCCATGCCCCACCTTCATAGATGTAAAGGGTCAGTTCATCGTCTTCAGTGTCAAACCAAAGCGAACCGGTCTGTGGCGTCAGCGGTGGCTTGTCCTGAACACTGACAATCCCGCCGTTGACGTTGATCCACTGCTTCTTAGGCGCGTTGTACTTGTAGGTGACCTGAGTAAGCGGGTTGATCCACTCCTCGCCATCAACAGCCTTCGGATAAACAACCGGCACTGATGCAGCCTGAGTGCCAGGCACCCCGGTCACACCAGGGATGCAAATCACCCAAACGATTTTCTTGCTTGAATCTTTGGTCGCTACATAAAGCGCCAGCTGATCGCTATCAAACCAAAGGTCACCAGGCCTGACTGGTTTGTTGTTGTTGCCGTTATCTGGCGGGTCAAGATCAATGATGACCGGCGGTACATCAACACCACCGCCACCACTCCCACTGCCACCAACAGCAGTTTGTTGTTGACCAAGCTGCGAAACACGCAGTTCAGCAAGCTTTGTCCAGCTGCCTGAGGCTTTCTTGTAAAAGCCAAAGCCAGCTGATGACAGATCAATCCAGTGGTCGGCATCTACGCCATCTTCCTGCGCAGGCGGACGAGGCCCAGACAAAACTGCAGCGCCGTCCACGCCTGACTGACCAGGAAGGCCAACAGGACCGCGCTCACCAGTCGCACCCACAGGCCCCACAACGCGGCCAACGTCAATAACCGAGCCATCAGTAAGGCCTAGGAGAAGGTGACCGTTTGAGTTGACAATGCCCGTGTCTACTGATGTTCCAGGGGTGCCGGGAAGACCGTCGCGACCGTCCAGGCCCGACTTTCCGTTTCGGCCAGGGCTTCCCGCAGGGCCAGGCTCACCCTTTGGTCCTTGTGCACCAGCCGGACCAACTGCGCCGTCTTGAGCAGCGGGGAGCGCGATCCTTTTGAAATTGCCATCCGTAAGGCGAAGGGTGAAGCCAGTGTCATCAAATTGCTCAATGGCTGAGATCCCAACCCCAGCAGGGCCAGGCTCTCCCTTTTGCTTTTGTTGAGCCTTTTCGACAAGCTCTAGAAGTTCTAGGTCTGACATAGCCATCAGTTAGTGCCCTCGTCAGACTCAGAATCTTCAGCCAGTCTACGCAACCTTTTCAGCACCTCTTGGCGAATTTCACTGTCACCGCCTTCCTCATCGGGGGGTGCATCACCACCGGCTTCTATCTCCTCTTCGGGAACATTGCCGCCAGCGGCGGATAGATCAAGACCAGCAAGCTTGTCCTGTTCGATCAGCTCAATCTCAGCGTCGATGTCCATCTCTTCGCTAAGCACTTCACCGCGCTGCAGTGTGCTCAGAAGCGTCTCATGACTGATCGCGCCGTTAGTCCAGAGGTTCAGGTATTGCTGCACCTGAGCGCCATCTAGCTGCTGCAGATCGAAGTCACGCGCGATAGCAACGATTGGCGTCTCAATGCCAACGAATGCCCCTGCCATATCGATGGCATTCTGCAGGCAACGTTCTAGGTCTTGCGCCACGACCGACAACATGGAGTCCGAATCGCTCCGGTCCATTGCCTTAGCTGCTGCAGTCTCAGCGGCAAAGGTCTGATTGAAAAGCGTGGAGATGCCTAAGCCTCTCATCTGCTGCTCAATCTCGGTGATGAATGCTTGCTGGGCTGCGAAGGCTTGGCTTGCAGGCTCGACATACTTGCAATCCGAATCTGGCCCCATGACAAGAGCAGAGTTGGCACTTAAAGCAATCTCGTTGTCGGTGTCATCCCATCCGGTCAGGACAAGGATTGGCATTGCCGCAACGTGAAGCGAAAATTGCTGATCGGCCTGCCTCTGACTGTGCAATATGTTCAGCGAGGCAATAGGCAGCAGCGGCGGCTTACTCATTAGCTCGCTCACCTTGTTGCTGTAGGTCACCGCCAAAGGGATGACAGGCAGGCTGGTCTCGCCACTTTGATGCTGATACCAACCGCCCTCACCTTTACGCCAAATTGACCACGAACCCTGTTCAAGGATCCGAATCTGCCTGATTGTTTGCTCGCCAAATAGACCTAGCGGCTCGGTGACATATTCATTGATTCTGATTTGGTTGATCGGTGCCAAGGGCGAGTCAGCTTCCTTGCGAAAGCCAAGGATTTGATCAGCCCTGACTTCCAGCAAATAAGGCCGCAGCCCTAGCTGACGTTCAACCTGCAAGTTCGGTGCCGGCTCGGTGCTCGGATAATCCACGAGCACAGCGCTGTGGCCTAGAAGCAAGCTATTAAGGACAACACGACGGGCAAACGCGTCAAGATCAGTGCCGTAGCCGTCAACGTCTTTGACCCAAGAAGTAAAAAATTCATCAACCTCGCCGCCCTCTTCTCGCGGTTGCAATTGAATGGGCTTGCGCATGATTAGCCCGGCTGCCTGCTCAGCGATGCGCGTCAAAAACGGCGACAGGACGGCATGGCTTACACGGCGCTTCCAGGCCTCAGGTGTTTCTTTTTGCTCTTGCGGCAGAAGTGTTGCAGCGTTCTCCCTAAACGCCTGAGTGCCGCCCATGCAGACAAGCATTGGCTGCCAGCTTTCACTTTGCTGCAGGTAAGCACCCGACAGCCAGCTGGGGTCATTTCCTGCCTTGGTGTCTTCGTTCGGTATCTCGTCCGGCGGACCATTGCCGGGTGAAAAGACGCCTGATGGATACGGGCGGGAAGTATCAGCCAAGGCGCTACGAATCCTTCATTAACCTGATTCTAAGTTGCCTTCTCAAAGTGACTGATCGCTATGGCTTGTCCCGGGAATTCTCTTTAAGGCAGTTTGAGATGCAAATCATGAAGTGCGAAGACGTTTACGCACTCCAGGAAACGTGCGTCCGGTTGTTCAGCCAGACGATCAGCCAAAGGGTCATTTATGAGCAGCTACTCAGGGACTGCAACCGCCTCCCCCCTTCGAGCTGACGCATTGGCCCTGTAACGCGCCCCATTGGCCTGCCAGTTCGCCTTGGTAGCGGCGTTATGTATTGATCGGCCCTCTTGGTAGCCACGCGCCGTTGGCGTCGTTAAAGCTCGTTCAATTGACCAACCACGCCGAAGCCTTTCGCTGAGGGATTTTGGATTTAGATCCAGCTCTTTTGCCCAGCCCTTAATGGTCAGTTCCCTGCCACCCCAGGCGATGTAGCGATTCCGACTGGTGTTTTCGTTCTGCTGTTCCTGCGTTGCCCAGCGACAATTCTCAGGCGTGTAATCACCGTCATTGTCGCGACGATCAATGGACATTCCGACGGGCGGATGACCCATGTCCTCCAAGAAATTAAAGATGCTGTTCCAACGTCTGCAGACTTGAATTCCCCTGCCGCCGTAATGGGAATAAACAGGACATTCAGGGTTGTAGCAGCGTGCGTGCATGGACTTCCAGGCGTTGTAGACCCTCGTCCCAGCCAATCCATGGTCTTCCATTTCTCCATGTTAGTACGCAGGCGTAATAACGCAAGGCGGAGTACCTGTGGTTGCCACAGTTGGGCGAACCCCCTTAGGCGCTGTGCTTCAAACCCGGAAAATGCCTGCCCTGACGCTTGTTTGTGCGCTTTGAGCCTGCCTTGTGCTGGCGCTTCTCTTTGGACCGCTGGACGGCTTTCTGGACGGCTTCAAGCCTTCCGGGTGAATCCTGCACCCCAGACCACATCAAAATCGACGACCAATCCATAGTTGCGACATTGCGCCTGCTTAGGGACATTGTGACTGGGAGAGAAGACACCCCCAGCCAAGCCGCCTGCCGTCCCCACGGGCGGCTCTTTTTTATGCCAACAACAAAGCCCCCGGGCGTCCCCGGAGGCTCTGAGGGCGGGTTAGGCCAATGTGACCATTCCGGTCGGTGGGTCGCTATGGCGGGCCAGGGGTACTGGGTGGCCTAGCAACACGGACAACGGTCCAGGGGCACTGATGCGGCCGTCCGATGCAATCACTGTAGATACGACAAAGCCGCCCGTAAAGGCGGCTCTGCGTTTGAAGCTCATCAGCCCGCCCAATTAACAAGCCAAAGACTTGGGGCAGTACGACTGTTCAAGGGCTGCCCGACTTTCGGCAGTACAGCACGCCTCAATGCACTCACCATACCTGTGCCATGCGTGACTTGCCGCTGCCCACCTTCCAGGGCTTGATACCAGCCAGCTGCCAGATCGCGTAGCCCAACGCGTCCATCTGACCCGACAGGTCATCTACACCGCCATCGCCTTTCTCGGGCTGCTGTGTGGCTTGGTTGTACGGCTGCTGTTCAAGGCCCTTGATCACACCCGTGCAGCTGGGGTGAACGAACAGCTTGCGTTCACCATTGCCGTTAAGAATCAGCGTGTTGACCGACAGCACACGGTCGCGGATAAACGGGTTGCTGGCTTGCGTCTGAATACGAAGGCCTGCCTTACGCATCAGGCCAAAGTCAGAAATTCCGGCGTCCTTGGTCGAGCGTGACTGGCTAGACGCATCAGGGCAAACGATTAGCTGATTTGCCTTAATCCACGGGCCAAAGCGCTCATGCAGTTTCTCGATCACGCCTGGGGTGTCGCGAGCAATCATCTCGTCAATGACGTGGATGCCATCACTGCGCTTGATGCAGGTGACAATCCAGGAGCGGTTCACATTGAAGTCCACGCCCGCGTACAAAATGTCGCCCTTATCCGGCTCGCAAATCTGGGTGATGTTTTCCTCGCGCTTGAATTCGGGATAAACAGCAGCCTGCGTGAGCTGACAGAACTCCCCGTTCAGGTAGGCCGCCAACAGGTTGGGCGGGTAGTTAGCCCGCATCCCCTCAATGAAGTCCTCTGGCAGGTAGGGGTTGTCAGTGCTCTTGGCTCTGTAGAGGTGACGATCCGGCTTTTCGCCCTCTTCGACGAAAAGCGAATGCATGATCCCGAAGCCTTCTGGGGTCGAGAACATGCCCAGCTGCCTGCGGTTGCCAGCACGAAGACGACCGATGAACTTCTCGATGGCACGCCTAGCAATCTCTGGCTTGGTCGTATCTAGCTCGTCTGCACCGATAAAGAGAGCATTTGAACCCACGATTCTTTGCCAATTCTCCATTGATCTGCACAGCACCGTTACCGGGCCCAATGGCGTAATGACCTTGAACTCAGGCAGTGGGCTTGCCCGATATTCGTAAGGCACCTCCATCTCGTCCCAGTAGTCCTGCAGGCTGCGGATCAGAACGTCACGGACAAGAGGGCCGGTGGGTGCGAAGACGATGCCAACGCCATTGCCAACGTTGTTGGCGTTGTCGAGGCACATCATTGTTGTCCAGGCGCACAGGGTGCGTGTCTTGCCTGCGCCGTAGCCCGCACAGAAGGCGACCATGCGGTGTTCGTCGTCTTCAAGAATTGGCTTCTGATACCAGAGCAAGCCGTCAATGACGCGCTGGCGCATGGCTAATGCAGCGTCTTCGTTTTGGACCGTGAAAACTTCTGCGGGCCTAGGCGCTTCTAAGAGAGTGCCGGCCGTGTTGCTCCAGCGATCGAGAAGGCTCATTCAGCCTCTGCAGCTAGGACAGCCTCGATCTTGTGAAACACAGCACGTATGCGATGACCGCCTTCAGTGCCGTGGGCATAGAGCCCCTTGATCGGTTCTTCGAGTTCTGGGGCGTATGCGCCCGTGAGGACGTCGATAGCAGTAATGAGGTCACGTAGCTCGTCACGGGTAAACACGGTCATGCGGCGTAGGCCTGCGCAGCCTCATTGCGGATACTTTGCTTTAACTGCTCTTCTTTTGTCCCGACCAAATGATGTGAGCTGACCCAACCGGTTGCGCAAATGTTGTCTTGACAGACCCGGATTTGAACAGTTCCGCAGGGGAGGTTGGTCAACTCAGTGGTCATGACTTGATGCCGACTATATCCAGTGTGGCGTCTAGACAGGACTTAGCCACCATGAGCTGGCCACGTCTTTCTGCTTGCTGACGGATTGAGCGATAACCGGCGAGAGCCTCGGCTAGCAGGGCCTCTCGGGTGATTTGACAGTCTTGATTTAGGCGCTCTCTGGCGTCCGCAATGTATTGATCACCAGTGCGCTCAGAGACTTCCCAGGTTTCTGCTGAGTACTGAAGAATATCCGTGCGAGATCTGCCATCCACGAGCATCCCGTAAATCGCTGCTACGCGGAACTCTTTTTCACTTTTGGTGGACTTTTTTGCCACCTGAAGAAAACAAAACCACCCACAGCATAAGCATGGATGGCAATACGAGCGCGGAATAGGTTTTAAACCGGGGGACGGATCAACAGTCCCCAGAGACCCTCGGAGGTAACCCGCCTCAATCTCTGGATCATTCCATCGCCCTGCTTTGGTTATGGCTTTCAGACGCCGAACACAGCGCCATCAGGCTCCCCGGCAGGGTTAAGGATAAGTGGCTTCTTTAATTACGAGGCGACCAAGAGCAGACAGACGAACGCGCTTGCGTTTGTAATCAAGCGGGTCTTCGTAGATTTCGACCCACTTGAGGCCATCGCGGCGCTTGAGCTTGTTGCGAGGGCCAAGCCAAGAAACGTTTCGGCTAACGCTGCTGGGTGACATGCCACAGATGTCTTCGAGATCGCCTTGGCGGATGTCTTGATTTTTGGCGCTAGCAATAGCGAGAAAAATGCTGAGGACCTGAGAGGGGAACTCACGCTCGTTGGCGTGCTTACGGATGGTTTCTGTCGCTTGGAAGAGTTCTGAGATGGTCATGGGGCGTGAGGTGTGAGGGGCCCTCTCGGGCCCGTGTGAGTGTTGATCAGGCGGTGGCCCAGCGGCGGGCGGTGGTGGGTGAGCAGTTGTAGCGGTGTGCGATGGCCTTCCAGGTGTGGCCGTTGCGGCGAAGGCGCTGGATGCGTGTGTGACGTGACTCAGTGGCCCAGAGGAGGACGATGAGCGGGAGGAGAAGCAGCGCGAGGAGCGCTGCGGCGGTGGTGGTCATGATTCAGCGAGTAGGGGAGACAGTGATGTGTGCGAGGGCGTCCCAGAGGGCGTCGTTGATGGCGCAGTCGGAATCGTCAGCGAGCTGGTAGCCAAGTTCTTTGAGGTGGGCCTCAATGGCCTGAATAGCGACGTATGCGACGTCGCCTTTTTGAAGGACGTGAGTGTCGTTAATGGTCATTGGTTTGAGTTGAGGTGGGTAGGCCATCTCTGGCCATGCATCCAATATAGACAATCCGTATACGTATGAGCAATAGGTGTGCCACTTCCTGATCGAGGTGTGCCAGTTTCTACTTGACGATACGTATACGTAAGAGCAATACTGTGATCAAGGGAGGCGACTCCCATCAACCTCAACAAACAAATGACCGTCGCTTACGGACAAAGTTCAAGCCAGCCCAGCCCCAAACCCACCTCACAACCAGTTGCCCCAACAAAAAAAGGGCAGGCTCTTGAGCTTTACACCCAAGCCAAGACCTGCGTCTCCATCTCTGGCGAACTTTGCAAAGTCGTTGGCTCCCTTGGCGCCATTGCTGGCGGCGCGCTGATGGGCCTCAGTGTTCTCTCTGGCAATGTCGGCGCTCTTGTCGTTTCAGGCGGCATGACGACTGTTTTGGCCATGGCTGGCGCTCCCATCGCAGCCATTGGAAGCATGGCAACAAGTGCCAAGCGTCAAACCAAGTACGCAGAGCTAGACGCCTGGCTCAAAAAAGAAAACTACTGATCACATCCATTCCGCCTACGCAACAACAACATGACAACCATCAACCCTGACATCAAGCACAGCGCTATTCGTGAGCTGAACAAGCTTTCAACTCAACGCCGTGCCAACGCCAACATCGCTGCAGCTACAGCCTGGATCGGCTTAGGCGGCATTTTTGCCACTGTCCCGATGTCTATCCGTCAACGCGATTGGAAAGTCTGGGCACTGCCTTTTGCCACTGCTTTCTTCATTGGCTTTGCCGGTTACGACAACGAGCAAGACAAGATCCCTGGCGGCTACAAGCTCATCGCGTGGGGTTCACAGGCTGGTCTAGCTGCGTGGTTCATCAAGCAAAACAAGGACGAGGCAAAGATCAAATTGGCGTCTGAAGAGGCAGCCGAATGAAAGCCATTGCCTTCTCAACGGGATGGCTGCTTTGGGTGTCCGTCTGCATTGGCGGATGGGCACTAGCCAATCACGCCTTCTGGCATTGCACACCGACTGTTCAGCCCACTTGCCTTCTCGCTGAATGAAACCCTTTTCTCATCCATTCGTCCTGTTGACATGCCTGGCGTTGCTGGGCACAGGAACGATCAAGCATTGGCAGTCCCACTGCGCGCCATCAGTTAAAGCCACTTGCCTTTTTGCCAAATGAACTTCATCAAAACCACGATTGCCACTGCAGCTGTTCTTACCTGCTGCCTTGGCAATACCTACCCAGCTCACGCCGGCCTCACAGACCGCATCGCAACAACGCTTTGCCGGGAATCGCATTCATCCCTGCGGAGTGCACATGGCAACCCTGCCTTGGTGAAGTCGATAGTCAGGCGGCACACCGAGAAAGCAATGGGTACATACAGCGACCCACTAATTGCCATTCGTGAGATGGGGGAATACGAGGACTCCACAGCACTGGGTTGGGCCATGTACCGGTCCATGAAACGCCAATGCAGCACCAAGGCGACATCACTCTTCGGGAACCTTTGAAAATGAACAAAGCAATGATTACGGCTGCTCTCGCGGCAGTGTGCCTAGGAGGCATTGCCCCCGCCAACGCACAACTTTCTGCCCGTGAAGACCGGATGTTTAAAGCCGGTTATGAGTACGGGTACAACTACGGAATGCTGGCTGAAACCTGCGTTCAGTTCATGTTCGGGCACGTCAGCGAAGAAATGCTGGCACGGTCCGCTCGATACGTTCGGGATAACGAAGACCTGAAGCCTTACTTCAAAAAGAAGATCGCTCAGAACTTTGCGGAGATGGCCCGAGACAACGACGACACAGGGGTTTGCAACCCAGTTGTTCAAAGCGTTTTTAACGCTGACACTCAACCCAGCAACGGCTATAGCCGTGCTGACAACTGGTATTGATCATGCGGACCTTTGTTGTTTTTATGCCGGGCGGCTCACATCGCTGTGAGCTGATGGCCCGAACCCGTACGGCAGCGCTAATTACGGGGGCGGAATTACTCAATGTGCCTGTGACGCAATTACGAGCCCTTGAGTTGCATGACTTCTAATGGCCGGCCCTAGTTGGAACACCCGGCCCGAGGAGTATTGCCAGAGGGCACGGCAGCGAGCGATTGCAGCGCTGCATGCAAAACATTCACGCGGACTGACTGCTTTGGAGCGCAGCTACTTGCGGGCTCTACAGGAAGGCCGAATCAACCCAACAGAACCATGACCTTTGAACAAGCCTTGAGAGAGCGTCTAGAAGCCCTGCTGCGGACGCTGACAGCCGAAGACACCAGCGACCTACTGATTGCTGAGTACAGCCGCATTCACGCTGACTTGACCCGTTTACAAGACGAGAGGAAAGTCAAATGAGCATCGCTATTGACCATGATTCCATCGTGGGCGTTTACGCCTTCGGTGAATGGTACGAAGTTGACAAAGGCAGCTTTGACGTTGACGCGTATCAGCTGCTGGATCCGGCAAGTAGTACGCACAGCAAGTACTGGTATGACTTGGGCAAATTGTTCTATCCAGAGGACAAGCATGCAATGACAGGGGCGACCTGGCTGACGCCCGGGACGCGTGAAAGGGTGTCGATGCCCCTGTTCGAGATCAAGGCGTTCAAGGAGAAAAGATCATGAGCACCAAGTTGAACGGCACCAAGAGCAGCAGGCCTGGGAGTCGTGTCCCGTACCACCTACTAGAGACAGCTATTGCGTGGGAGGAGTGCCGAAGTCAAATTCTGACGAGCATGGGCCGCTTTGAGGACGCGCAGAAGGCGACAAGCCTGATGCGGCTGTTTCAACAACGGGCCGTAGACGAAGCGGATGAAACTGACCTGCATTGATGCAGGTACGTTTTCCCATGCTCCTACGTAGGAATCGTTTGACATTCACGGCATACGCCCACAGAATGCACCCATGACGTTACTCAAATGACCATCACAAGCACATCACAAACACCGAAGAGGGTGGTCCTTAATCCTCAAGTGGCCGCCGGGGTCTCTCAGATCCTGCCCCCACACATGGATTTAACGACTTTTGTCAATCACGTCCTATGGACACAGTTCATAGAGGGGATTGACGAAAGGGGCAAAGGTTCCCTACAACCCTCCAAAGGACACCACGCTTCAAAAACGGCTGTTGAAATTTCCGAGCGAAGCGAGGAACAGCCATATAAGGAAGTGAGTCTGAGAGCTGAAGAGGCTCACGTTGACGCCGAGGCTTTAGAAGCTGTCCGCGCTCCTGCTGGGCTTAAGCGTTTACAAGTGGCTCGCGCCATTGATCCGGCCTATCAGTCGCTGCAATGTCACACAGACTTGATTGAGGAGTTTTGGCGGGCCAAGAAAGGCCGTCGATCTGACCGGTCCTGGGTGCTGCTCTTGAACGGCCTCACAGCTATTCAGTCCGCCTACGGCGACCGCGTTGTACGTGAGCAGCTGGAGCTAGCCGCAGCCAATGGCTGGAGCAGCATCACCCTGGCCAACTACGAGAAATTCGGCCTGCCTCGTGGCAATGCGCCTACGCAGGGCAACGACAAGGTCGATTGGTCAGAGGTTGACCGGATGACATTTGGGGCAGCCGTATGAAGTCCGACACCTTCCAGCGAATTCTCAGAGCCGCTAGCGCCCTGAACCCTTACGGGAAAAAACTCACTGACGACGATCTGCTGATCACTTGGATGACGCTTGCGCCTCGCGTGCAGCAGGAGGTCACAGACGAGATGTGGCTATATGCCCTGCAACAGCACCGCATGGACCCGGCACCCAACAAGGAACTGCCTCTGGACATGCAACTGCTGAAGCATGTCTGGAAGTGCGAGAACGGTGCGCCTTGCCTGCGGTGGGGGCCTAAGGCTGACCTGGCGCAGCGCATGGCATTGCCTGGGCAGTTTCATGGCCAGCCTGCAAGCCCCTACGAACTGGGCGAAGACCTTGGCAGCAAAGAGCCTCAGCTGGCGCCTCAAGGCGTTCTGGCGACCTTTGGGGAGGCTGCCTGATGGATGCCCTGTTCGGCAACGTTGGCCGCTCTTTGGCCGTCCAGGTCTCCAAAGGAATGATGACCCTGGATCAGCTGGATCAGCCGCCACCGGGTCATGAGTACGTGGAGAAGGCCCGCACCGCGTCGCGCAACCCCTGCGATTGGACAGATTCCAAGCAGACGGTTCCGTACTACAACCTCGAAAGCGAGGCGATCTGGACGTACCCACGCCCTTGCATGGAGTACCCGCCGGCCAAGCCTTACCGGAACCTGGCCCGTGAATGGATTGCAGCCAACCCCAAGGAATGGGAACGGATGAATGGACGCGAGCCGATCGCTGTTGAGGTCACCTCGCCCAAAGACCTCCCTCCTGTGCCTGCCGGAATTACGGCTCCGCAGCCGGATGGCCCGCTCACCATCGAGGAGTTCCCGCTTTGAACAACACCAAGCCAACCCGGGAAATGTGCCTGATGGAGTTAATCGAAATGGTTGACGTCCTTTACACCTGCCCAAGCGTTGCCGAATCAGCCGACATCAAGCGCATTGGCGACGAATGCGACTGGCCTCCGTCGGTGATCGCAAAGCTGGAACAAATCAGGGCTGAGGCGCTGAGGAGTGCTGAGCCATGAGGAACATCCCCGAGACAAACAAGGGTCTGCCGTGGAAGCGCCACCAAGGCGAATTCAAGTTGATCCGCCTGCCGCGTGAAGCCGGAAAGACCGAGCCCATGACCCGTGAGGAGTACGACCGCTTGCACCCCAAGAAATGATCCAAACCGACTTATTCGCCACCAACACCACCCCGGCCCATGTTCGCGATTCCGAAACCTCGTTCGATGCGGCCGTCTCCATTCAGCACAAAGTCCCCAAGCTGCAGCGACAGGTTTTGGACTGCATCCGGGCGATGCCTGGGGGCGTTACTTGCGATGACGTGGAAGTGTTCCTTGCCATGCCCCACCAAACCTGTTCAGCGCGGTTCCGTGAGCTTGCTTCGTGCCAACCGCCACTGATCAAAAAGCTGCTGTTGGCTGATGGCAGCTATGCCAGGCGAAAGACCCGGAGCGGTCGCGGTGCCTTTGTTTACGTCTGTGCGGAGGCCGTATGACGGTCACCGCACTCCGTCCGCGCAACTGCGTGCTCGACGAAGACACGCACAAGTACTACTGGGACCCTGAGGGCGAGAACATCCAGATGGCGATCAGCGTCACTGGGGTGATCGCTGCGGGCAAGCCACCCGTTAACTACAGCAAGTACCCAGAGGCCGCCCCACGGGGCACGCACGTTCACCGTGCAATGCAGGCCTTAGCTGAGGGCAAAGACCTGCCGGATCCGGTCAGCCCTGAAGGCATCGACTGCAGCGAATGGTTTCGCGTCATTCAAGACGTGCCGCTGTGGGGCAACGTCAACGTGCTGGCCTGTGAGTTCACACTCACCAAAAAACGCTGGAGCCTTGGCGGTCAGCTCGACCTGCTGGTGGAAAAGGACGGCAAGCGCACGCTGATTGACGTGAAGTCAAAGAGCGCCAAATGGGACCTGCCCAAGAAAGGCAGCCGGTATTACGGCGACTGGGAGAAGACCCTGCAGGGCTACAAGGCGCAAGCCGGTGCCTATGCCGATCTGCTGGAGACAGGAGACCAGGCAGAGCCCTGCTGGATTGAGAACTACCAAACACTGATCATCACGCCATCGCATCACCAGTGGATTTCATTCGATGGGTACGAGGCCTCGCACGCCTGGGCAGACGCCTGGCAGACCTACTTAGCCCACAAACAAGCCAACCCTTTCTGAGCCACTTAGATGACGACATCAACCACACGCAACGCCAAATCATGTGGCTTGAATTCTGTTGGAACCTCCGCGCCGTGGAAGGCTCCAGAACTGGACAGCCCGACACAGAGGGCTAAATGGGATCGGGCAGCGGCCAAACCCAACGTGATCCACTTGCGTTTTTGCGGCGAGCCTGCACCGCAGGGATCAAAGCAGGTGAGCCGCTGGGGCGGCCTTCGTGAGGTCAGCACCAAGATCCAGCCTTGGCGTGCCTCGATTCAGTACGCCTGCGCAGAGCAGTACAAAGGGGAGCCGATTAGCGAGCCGGTGGCGCTTGAGGTTACTTTTGTGTTGCCGAGGGGCAAAAACCACTATGGAACCGGCAGAAATGCTGAGAAATTAAAAGGCTCAGCGCCGAAGCATCACACGAAAACCCCTGATCTGGACAAACTTTTGAGAGGGCTGCTTGACCCTCTGACCGTGAAGTGCGGGGGCAATGTGCTCATGGACGATTCTTGCGTTGTACAGCTAAACAGTGTCAAGCGATACCAAAAAGATGCTTCAGAACCGGTTGGCGCCCTATGCACCCTCCGCATCCTGCGTTAAAACCTTTGCGTATACGCAGGGCGGCTAATGGAAGATTCACGACTCTTAGGGCCCGTTATCAAAGCGTGGTTCAAGCTCAACGAATGGCCGCAGTCAGTCAGCGAGGGACTGGCTAGGGCCAAGGGCTGGACCGCCGGCCCCTGGGCGTCACAGATCAGCATCTGCATGGCAGGGCGGCTTACGCCCAAGCCCAATTTCTTTTCGGCGCTTGGAATGTTCAACGATGCGGTAGCAACCCGCGATTTTCAAGGCGTCACTGACCGGCGCCTGATGGATCGCCTTAAAGCAGGCCAGCCAATTGTTCACGACGATTGCTGCGTTAGCTGTGAAGCGGGAACACCATGGACCGCCATGGATTTCTTTGGCTGCTACATAGGGGCAGTCAAGCCCCCAAAGAACCTGTCGGGGCCACAAACAGTGGCTCTGACACAGGAGATTGTTGATGAGTGGGCAAGAGGGCTTCGCGGCGCTTTTCGCGAGCTTTGCCTAACGATGATGGCCACCCCTGCTAAGGCCTGGTCAGAGGTCAATGAAGAATGCCTTCGCGCTGGGATTGCCCCTGACGAAATCGAATGGGCGCAGGAGGTGGTTTCTGGCTTTCGGGAGCCCACTCTTGAGGAGGCTCAGCGACTTATGCAGAAATGGGGCGAAGGGCAGCCCTTAGTCAAGGCGTTCATGACACTTCAGGAAAGACATGGAGGTGACACAAGGCGCCTAAAAAAGTTTCAGGCCTGGCGTGAACGGTTGCAAAAACCGCAGCCAGGTGAGGGTTTTGAGTCTTTACCGCTTGCGCCAGAGCCAATGCGACGCTTTGGGTTTGACCCTGAAGCGGGTGCCCCTAAATCACTGATGCATGGCCCTTGGGGGGGGCGAAAGAGGGCAAATTATTACGCAAGCGCATCAGTATAGAAAGCTGCTTGCCATACGTAGACGCATGAACTAAGTTAGTGGGGTCACTCGGCCCCTATATGGCAGACGACTCATTCCCAAACTGGGATAACTACCCAAATCTTGACGGCCTCATAAAGCCGGAAGACATCGAAACCAAAGGCGGCGGCAAATTCGCCGCTGACTACGTGCCTTGGATGAAAATCCAGTCACTGCTTCACGAACATGCACGCGGCTGGCAGTTTGCTCTCCGCACGACCATCAACCCTGTTGATCAGTCTGAGACAGCTCTGTATAAGGCTGGCGACGGCACTGGTTACATCCTCGGATACTTCAGAGCCCCTAAGGGTTCTGGCTTTGATGACACGCCAGAGCTGACCTATCCGGTCATGGACAACCGGAACAATCCGATTCAGATCACCGAGATTTCAGCTCGCGATCTTTCTGATGCTGATCGCCGTTGTCGCGCTGCTGCTGCTGCGGCCTTTTTCCGCCTTGGCTGGCAGCTGTGGACGAAGGATCCGATTGAGAATCCTTACCGCGAAGAGGCGACGTCAGAGCCGGCCCCGAAAGGGGTAAAACCAAAGGCAAAGCGTGATACGCCTACGCAGGCCAAATCAACCGCTAAGCCTGCAGTTGATCCACTGGAGGAACGGCGCACTAAGTGCCAATCCGACCTCATGGCTTTCTTCACTGCCGGCGATAAAGACGTTGTTGGCATTTGGCGCAAGCACATGAAGCATCGCTTCAACGGCGGCCTCAAGGTCGAAGAACAACACCTCAAGGTTGAGCACTTGACTACCACCGAAATGGTGGACGAGTGCGAAGCCTGGATCGCCACATATCAATCAACAGCAAAAGCATGACCCTTGCACCCATCTCCTATGACCCTGATCACGACGTCAAAACTGCTGCCAGAGCCCTGGCCCGGGCTCTCAACCGAATGGCAGACCTTGGACAAACAGGACAGCTCTATGGCCAATACAAAGGCGCACTCACACTTTTGCTCGACAAATCCTGTGACGCGGAGCCGGTACTGCCTGCGCTCCCATCAAGGGTTCGCCACTGAAAACGGCTACACGCAGAACCCTGCAGAAGCCATCCAGGTGGTTGATCACGAGACAGCCGCCCGTCGTGTCCTGCATGCAGGCCGCCATGACCTTTTGCCTTGCTTAGTCACCTTTCAATTTGATGGAGCCAACTGGATCCCAACAACGGTTTGAAGGCGAGAGCTATCACGCCTACATGCGCCGGCTGTATCGCAAGCCATTGAACCGTGGAATCACTGCGGTTCATAAGCCCAACGATCAGACCGACATCAAAGAGCTGTGGTCTTTTCGGCCTCCAACTGATCTAACCAAAGCTGCTTACAAATTCATGCGAAAGCACGAGATGAGCATCACCACTTATCTCACCTTCGCAATGCACACCCTTCACAACAAGAAAAATGGCTGATTTCAAAGGCGCCTTGCCCTCCGTTATCAAATGGAGCGTTGGCGAAAACAAGTACGACGAAGACGGTTCAAACCCAAAGAGCTTGAGCCTGTTTATTCCTGCTGCATCCATTGATGCCCTGGCAGCTCACCTGTCTGCAATGGCCGCTGATTCTGCAAAGCTGAAAACCGGCAAGATCTGGGACTACAGCAAAAACGAAGAGGTCGAAGTCAGCGGCGTGTATCTAAACGCCAAAGGCAAGTCTGGAGAGTATGGCGACTTCGGGAACATCAATCCTGCGGCGCTAGGCAATGCGCCTACGCAGTCGCACGGAAGGCATAACGAAGCTGCCCTGGTTCCTGCTGACAACGAACTGCCGTTCTGACCATGGCTCGCCCCCGCATCAAGTGCCGGCAGTGCGCCCAGTTCCATAAGAACCGTTGCCAGCTGGACGTGCCTGAGTGCAAAGGGGCCAACTCAATTGCGGCGGAGGAATGCTCAATGTTCCTCTCGCCGTCCGGAATACCCGCATTCTTGATCGAAGATGATGAACAACAACAGCTCGCGCTGTTCTGATCGGCCTACGGAGGCGTGATGGACCTACAAACCGCCGTCTTCCGTATCGCTGCCCGTCAGGCCGCGAAGCTCGAAGCCCAGGGTCTTGGGGTTTCCCTCAAAGACGATGCGCTCAAAGAACTCAAGACAAAGTGCCCTGAGTTCTTCGTCGCTGGCCTCGTCGAGCCCGTCAGCAATCAACTCCGTCAACCCCTGCCAGTCAGGTCCCGCCACCGGGGCAGCAAGAGCAGCGATCTGATCACGGAGCGAATCAATTGATCTACCCAGTTCGGGCACCCCTGACTCCTGCAGTTGCAATAGCGCTGCAAGCTTGTTCTCTGCCTCGACTTGCACCAAAGGCTTTTCTCTCGCCTTGGCATTATTGGCTCGCTGGGCTTCCTGTGCCATCAGGTGACTTCCCTTCTGCAGAGCTTCTACCGCCTGCTGTCGTACCAGCTGTTCTGCTATCGAGCGGCCAAACCAGTCGCATGACGCGAAGGCACACTTCCAGCGCACCCGGTGGTACTGCGTCACATGACGATGCAGCGAACGGCCGCAGCAATCGCAGGCGATTAAGGA